AGCTCCATGCTGCTTTCTCAAACAAGTAGAGCGGCTAGAAACTAAAACCGCTAAGTCTATAAAGTACTCATCCCACGATGGACGATTATTAAGCTCCATAATTTTCTCCAAAGTTTAAGTAGGCAAATTCTCCAAAGTATTTAATAGCAGCCTCATCATAGGCTTGAGCAGCATCTTCTTCTTTTACAAAACATCCTAGATGAAATTCTTTATCATTTACTCGTATTCTTGCCCTCCATTTTTTGTTGCTCTTCTTCCAATCAACGCCTTTATAACAAGAA